ATCAAATGCAAGAACAACAGCCAATGGCACCACCTGAAGGGATGCAACAATGAAAGCCTGTGACTTTGTAGGTATATTATTCTTAGCACGAGATGTAACGCACTCAGTACATCTTAATACACGTAGCTATTCAAAACATAAAGCACTACAAAAGTTTTATGAGAATATTATTGAGTTGGCGGATAATTTTGCTGAAGCTTATCAAGGCCGTCATGGTTTAATGGGGCCAATATCTCTGCAATCAGCTAAAAAGACGACTAACGTGCTTGAGTTTTTAGAAAGTCAATTAGAAGAGATTGAAGCTGATCGCTATAAAGTGTGCGATGAAACAGATACTGCGATACAGAATTTAATTGATGAAGTAGTAGCACTATACTTATCTACAATCTATAGGTTAAGGTTCTTAGCATGACCGTTTCAGTTACCCACTCTACACCTGCAGACGGCACTTTTAGTGCTGCAGGCGCTACAGCGTGGAACGCTACCCACACTTTAACAGGTGTAGGTACAATGGCGGAACAAAATGCTAATGCAGTTGCAATTACTGGCGGTACGATTACAGTCACTACTTTAACTGCAACAACAGGCATCAGCGGTGGGGTATTCTAATGAATAGCTTTTTTGGCGGTGCATTTTTTGCAGGTGAGTTTTTTAAAAGCGTTATTATTGCAGGTCAACAATTATTGATCGAAATTAGATCATTTACACAAAGTAGGAGAATTTAAATGTCAGTTAACTTAAAAGCTATTACCACACGTCTAGGGTATCAGCAAATTACATCTCTTAGCGCGGCTACAGGACTGACAGTTCCTTACGTTGACCTAAACGGACTTAATTGCAGACCTTCTATTGCATTGATTACACCAGAAGGCCAAGCTGTTCGTTGGCGCGATGATGATGTCAACCCTACAGCATCTGTAGGCATGCCATTAGCAGTAGGCGTTACATTACAGTACGATGGTGATTTGACTAAAATCAAATTTATTGAGCAAACAGCTAGTGCTAAAATTAATATCAGCTACTACGCATAGGGGTTAAAAAATGGATATTTCAAACGGTAATGGCGGTATTGAATCAGGAAAATTAGTAGATTACTTTACTAAACAGTTCCTTAAAGACTTAGGCGAGATGGCAGTATTAAAAGCTGAACTTGAAGCCCGTCAAGGTGCTTTATCAGCAGTAGAAGATGCTAACAAGCTACGTGCAGATGCAGATGCTTATGCCGCGGCTAAAAAAGCTGAAGCTGACGACAATTTACTTGCAGCTAAACTTAAAAATGCTGAGTCAGACATTAGAAAGATTAACTTAGATAAAACTGTAGCTTCTTTTGAAGTAACTGCAAAAACAGTTAATGAAGATTTAGATGCCCGTGAGAAATCACTTTCTGGTAAACTAAAAAGCTTGACAGAATCAGAAGCAGCCGTAGCTAAAGCTAACGAAAAAGCAGAAGCACTACTAGCAACGCTTGAAGCTGATCGTGCTACATTAGATGCACGAGTTAAAGCGTTCCAAACAAAAGTAGCAGCATTAAACGTATAATAAAACTGTACTAGTGCAGTTCACTAGGGTTTCTAAGGAAACAAAATGAGTGAAAACCAAGAAGTAGAAGTACTAGCGGAAGTACCCGCGCCAGAGACAGAAGTTACGACAGCTCCTGAAACTGATGCACCAGCAGTAGAAGTGTCGGAAGAAAAGCCAGCAGAAGCCTCTAAAGTATTCTCACAAGAAGAACTAGATGCAGCCATTGGCAAACGTTTGGCAAGAGAACAGCGTAAATGGGAAAGAGATCGTGCAGCTCAGGCTTCAACACCTGCAGCACCTAGAGATGTCCCTGCGCCTGATCAGTTTGAATCAGTAGAAGCGTATGCCGAAGCATTGGCAATGCAAAAAGCTGAACAGATGATTGAGCAAAGAGAACAACAAAGGCAACAACACGAAATCTTAGAGTCCTATCACGACAAGGAAGAAGATGCACGAGCAAAGTATGACGACTTCGAGCAAGTTGCATACAACCCTAGTGTACCTATTACTCAAGTGATGGCTCAATCTATTCAAGCTTCAGATGTAGGTCCTGACCTGGCTTATTACCTAGGGACAAACATTAAAGAAGCTGAACGTATTGCTCGTTTAGCACCAATCTTACAAGCAAAAGAAATTGGCAGACTTGAAGCAAAAATTGCTAACGAGCCTGTTACTAAGAAAACAACAAGCGCACCTGCGCCTATATCGCCTGTGACGGCTAAAGGTAGTGGTTCACCAGCGTATGACACGACAGACCCTAGGTCTGTAAAAACGATGTCTACATCTGATTGGATTGCGGCTGAAAGAGCTAGACAAGCAAAGGCATGGGAAGCGAACAAAAACCGCTAACTTTTATATAAGGAAATATCATGTCAAATTCAATCTTAACCATTGATATGATCACTCGTAAAGCTTTAGAAATCCTAGAGAACAACCTTGTGATCACACGTAACGTGAATCGTCAGTACGATGATTCTTTCGCTGTAGAAGGCGCTAAAATTGGTTCTACTTTGCGTATCCGTTTACCAGATCGCGCTTTAGTAACTGACGGTGCAGCTCTACAAGTTCAAGATGACAACGAACAATACACAACATTGGCTGTTGCATCACAAAAACACATTGGTGTTAACTTCACATCTGCTGAATTGACTATGCAATTAGATGACTTTGCAGAACGTGTATTGAAACCACGTATCTCACAATTGGCTTCTAGCGTTGATGCTGACGTTGCAAACGCATACAAAGCTATTTACAACTCAGTAGGTACACCAGGTACTACACCATCAACTTCATTGGTATTGTTGCAAGCTCAACAAAAACTAAACGAAGGTGCTGCTGTAATGTCACCACGTTACGCTACTGTTAACCCTGCTGCTAACGCTGGCTTGGTTGAAGGTATGAAAGGTTTGTTTAACCCAACTGACACAGTTTCACGTCAATTCAAAAACGGTATGATGGGTATGGGCGTATTGGGCTTCGATGAAGTTAATATGTCTCAGTCAATCAAACAACACACTACTGGTTCATGGGGTACAGCAATCACAGTTACTTCAACAATTACTGCTGAAGGTACAAGCTCTATCGGTTTGAGCTTCACAGGCTCAAGCAAAACATGGAACGTAGGCGACATCTTTACAATCGCTAACGTTTATGCAGTTAACCCACAAACACGTGAAACAACTGGTTCATTGCAACAATTCACAGTAACTGCTGCTGCAACAGGTTCTTCAACAACAACAGTTTCTGTTTCACCAGCAATCTATACTCCAGCTAACGCATTGGCAACTGTAGACAGTTTTCCAGTAGCAGGCGCTGTGGTAACTATGTTTGGTGCAGCTTCAACACAATACGCACAAAACTTGGTTTACCATAAAGATGCAATCACTTTTGCAACTGCTGACTTGTTGTTACCACAAGGCGTAGACATGGCTTCACGTCAAGTACACAATGGCATCTCACTACGTGTTGTTCGTCAATATGACATTAACAACGATCGTTTGCCTTGCCGTATTGACGTTCTATATGGCTTCGCTACAATTCGTCCACAAATGGCTGCCCGTATTTGGGGTTAGTCTAGGTAAGCCCCACTTCGGTGGGGTTTCATCAATATATTAGTAAAGGAAATTATCATGGCTCTTCCAAATGGTGCAGGTGGTTATCAAGTTGGTGACGGTAACTTAGGTGAACTTGTTTTAGGTTATCAAGCAGTTCCATTAGCAGTAGCAGCGACAGCTACGTTAACAGCAGCTCAAGTTACAGCAGGTATTTTGTTAGTTGGTGCAGGCGCTACTGCTGCTCAAACATACACATTACCAGCAGCTTCTACAATCGACGCAATTCTTACTTCAGCTAAACCAGGTTCAACTTTTGATCTAGCTGTAGTTAACACAGGTACATCTTCAGGTACTGGCGCGTTAGCATTAGGTACAGGCTTTACTGATGGCGGTAACGCTACAGTAGCATTGGCAATTACATCAAGCGGTATTTTCCGCTTCCGTAAAACTGCTGACAACGCTTATACTGTATACCGCATAGGTTAATGAAATAACACCACCCTTCGGGGTGGATTTTTAATAAAGGAAATATCATGCCAAATACCAAAGCTACAGGCGTTGCGTATAGTGATCCTGAGTTTAGCACATGCTATGCAACCGAAGAAATTGGTTACTCAGCAGGCGCACAAGGATCAGTTACGCAAGCTACAAGCAAATCAACAGGTGTAACATTAAACAAATCTTCAGGTCAAATTACAATGAACGGTGCAGCATTAGCTGCAGGAACTACTGTTTTATTTACTTTAACTAACAGCGTACTTTCAGCTAAAGATGTATTGATTGTTAACGTAGGTTCTGGCGGCACTAGCGGTGCTTACTGGCCTTACGTGGCTAACGTTGGTGTAGGATCCGCAGTTATTGGTGTCTATAACAATACTGCAGGTTCACTATCAGAAGCAATTGTAATTAACTACGCAGTTATTCATAGCGCATAAAAATAAGGGCTTCGGCCCTTATTTACAGGATAAAAAATGGCTATTACTTATTTGAAACATGAAGTACACGGCACTAAAATTGCCTACATGGAAGCTGAAGTAGAAGCAGATGCACAAAACGGCTGGATAGAGTATAATCCAGATACGCCTGCTGAACCGACAGTAGTTGCGGCTCCCGTCAATGAACTGGAAGTTAAACGACGTAGAAAAGAATAAGGAGCCTTAATATGGCAACGGCTGGCGATCAAATTAATGGAGCGTTACGATTACTTGGAATTTTAGCCGAAGGCGAAACTCCATCTGCAGAAACATCACAAGATGCACTATCTGCGCTAAATCAAATGATAGATAGCTGGAATACAGAACGTCTAGCTATATACAGTACGCAAGACCAAGTATTTTCATGGCCACCTAACATACTATCAAGAACATTAGGCCCTACAGGTGACTTTGTAGGAAATCGTCCTATTTTAATGGATGACTCAACTTACTTTAAAGACCCGTCAAACGGCATTTCTTTTGGCATTAAGCTTATTAATCAACAACAATATGATGGTATTGCAGTTAAAACTGTAACTTCTACCTATCCGCAAGTGATGTGGATTAACATGAATTACCCTAACATTGAAATGTATGTTTATCCAAAACCAACTAAGATATTGGAATGGCATTTTATTTCAGTTGATGAGTTAACTCAACCAGCTACATTAGCAACGGAGTTATACTTCCCACCAGGCTACTTACGCGCGTTTAAGTATAACTTAGCTTGCGAGATAGCACCTGAGTTTGGCGTAGAGCCAAGCGCACAAGTATCACGCATCGCGATGGCATCTAAGCGTAACTTAAAACGTATCAACAATCCTGGCGATATTATGGGCTTGCCATATAGCATTGTTGGCACTCGTCAACGCTACAACATTTTTGCAGGGAACTATTAACATGACCGATATAGCCATTTCAGGATTACCTGTTGCAACAGCCGCGGCAGGTACAGACATACTGCCTATTGTTCAAAGCGGCGTAACTAAGCAACTTACTAACACAAAGTTGTTTACTAACGCTACGCTTACTACACCAATACTAGGTACTCCTCAATCAGGTACGTTAACTAATTGTACAGGGCTACCCGTATCAACGGGCGTTAGTGGGCTTGGTGCAAACGTTGCAACTTTTTTAGCGACGCCAACAAGCGCAAACTTAATTTCAGCGGTAACAGGTGAAACAGGGTCAGGTGCGCTAGTGTTTGCAACATCACCTACATTAGTTACACCTGCGTTAGGCATCGTTGCAAGTGGTAATATTTCAGCATGTACCTCAACAAGTATGGTGTTAACTACACCAGTATTAGGTACACCTACTAGTGGTGTGCTAGATAACTGTACTGGTAGCCCTACGTTTACAGACGTTAAATTTTCAGGACTAGTAGCAACTACAGCTGCTGCACCAACCATTGCAAGTGCTGCCACTATTGCACCAACTAAGCCAATTACATTTATTAGTGGTACTACCGCAATAGTGACTATAACAGCACCAACTCCAATCTCTGCTGGTGGCGGTACAATTGTTTTTATACCTACAGGCGCATTTACATGGACCGCAGCAGGTAATATAGCGGTATTAGGCACGGCAGTTGTTAACAGAGCGTTAAGTTTAACGTATGATGTGACAACGGCTAAATGGTACCCATCTTACGTTTAAAATATGAAATCACCTATACTCGGACAATCTTATGTAGCACGAAGCATTAATGCTGCGGATAATCGCATGATTAATTTGTTTCCAGAAGCTACCCCTGAAAATGGCTTAGAGATAGGCTATCTTAATCGTGCGCCTGGACTAACAACGCTATGCACCGTAGGTACAGGTCCTATTAGAGGACTGTGGGCGCATCAATCAAACGGTACAGATGCGTACTGCGTATCAGGTACAGGCTTTTATCGCATCAATATAGACTACACTTCAGAATATATTGGCGAAGTGTTAGGCACAGGGCCAGTTACATTTGCTGATAATGGTACACAAATATTTATTGCTGCTAACCCATTAGGTTACATCTACAACGAAGTAACAGACGTGTTTGCTAAGATTACTGATCCTGACTTTACAGGTGCAGGGACTGTGTGTTACTTAGATGGCTACTTTGTGTACAACGAACCCGACAGCCAAAAGATATGGATTACCCAGCTTCTTGATGGCACGTCAGTAGACCCTTTAGACTTTGCTAGTGCTGAAGGTTCACCTGACGGTGTAGTAGCCCTTAACACTATTCATCGTGAGCTATGGGTGTTTGGCACGGATACAACTGAAGTTTGGTACGACTCAGGTGCGACAGACGTTCCTTTAGTCCCTATTCAAGGTGCATTTAATTAGACTGGCTGTATTGCAGCATATTCAGTAGCCAAGCTAGATAACTCTCTCTTTTGGCTTGGTAACGACCCTCGTGGGTTCGGTGTTATATTTAGGTCTAACGGCTACGCAGCGCAGCGCGTATCAACCCATGCAGTAGAGTATGCAATACAGAACTACGGCTCTATATCAGACGCTGTAGCGTACACATACCAACAAGAAGGACATGCCTTCTATGTAATTAGTTTTCCTTCAGCAAACGCCACATGGGTGTATGATGTAGCGACAGGTTCATGGCACGAACGTGCTAGTTTGGTTAATGGCGAGTTTGCACGTCATCGTACAAATTGTCAATGTAATTTTCAGTCTACTACATTAGTAGGGGACTATGTAAATGGTAACATCTACAAGTTTGACTTAGATGTATACGCTGATAATGGCGAGATACAAAAATGGTTGCGTTCATGGAGAGCGTTACCTAGCGGTCAAAACAACTTAAAACGGACTGCACAGCACAGCCTACAGCTAGAAATTGAATCAGGTGTAGGGCTTAACCTTTATCCTGAATATTTTTCAGAACAATTAATTACTGAATCGGGATTAAGTTTAGTAACTGAAGCGGGCGAAAAATTAGTTACTTCCGCTTATCCTGCGGCGCCAGGGTACAATCCTCAAGCCATGTTAAGATGGTCCGATGATGGCGGTCATACATGGTCTAACGAACATTGGAAGTCAATGGGTAAAATAGGTGAATATGGCTATCGTAACATTTGGCGTCGTTTAGGGATGACACAAAAGCTACGTGATCGTGTGTATGAGGTATCAGGGACTGATCCAGTTAAGATAGCTATTATGGGTGCGGAGTTAATCCTAAATGGCACAAACGCTTAACTACACGCGAATACCTGCACCTAGGGTTTCGCTTGTAGACCCGCAAACTGGTATAGTATCAAATGAATGGTTTAGATTTTTTAATAACTTGTACGCAATATCGTACTCTGGGACTACGACGACTACAGCAGGTACGTATGGTTCGGCTACAAATGTAGCCCAGATAACGATAAATGATTTTGGTGTAACTACAGCGTTAAGTAATGTACCAATAGCAATTAACGCTAACCAAGTAGTATCAGGTACACTTAATGGATTAGGTTTTACTAATGGCACGATTAATAGTTCTACAATAGGTAGTGTAACACCTGCGACAGGTACGTTCACTACAGTTACTGCATCAAAATATGTAGGCATATCAGGGGGAGAGTTTTAATGGCTCAAACAGGTTTTACACCAATACAAATATATCGTAGCTCAACGGCTAGTGCAGCCCCAACGTCAGGCAACCTTGTTGCTGGCGAACTAGCTATCAATACGGCTGACGGCAAACTGTTTTACCTTGATAGCCTCAACGCAGTTCAAGTGATTGGCTGGAAACTAGTTCCTGCAACTGCAGGTGGTACAGGCTTAAGCACATACACCACAGGCGATATTATTTACTCTAGTGCAACTAATACGTTATCTAAATTAGGTATTGGTTCTACAGGTCAAGTGCTTACCGTTGTAGCAGGTTCACCTGCATGGGCCGCAGCAGGCGGCGGTATGGTTTACCCTGGCGCTGGTATTCCTAACTCAACAGGTAGCGCATGGGGTACGTCATATGGTGTAACAGGCACAGGTAGTGTTGTATTAAGTGATGCACCATCTTTAACAGGCGCAGTAACAATAGGTAGCACTACAGGTACAGCTACATTAATATTGGGCCAAAGCACGGGCGCACAAACAGTTAACATTGCAACAGGTGTTACTGCGGCAGCTACAACAAAAGCAATTAACATTGGTACAGCAGGAAACGCATCGTCAGCAACTAACATTGCTATTGGATCTGCTACAGGGACAAGCACTAC